TCCTTGCTTGGATGCTCGGAAGGTTTTCTCTGCTTCTACAAACAGCTTGTACACATCCAGTCTGATCCCTTCCAGACCTTTTTTTGTGATATAGTCGATCAGTTTCTTAACTAAAAAGACAATGATCAACGCTGTGATCACTGCCAGGAATAACACTTTATTCTGTTCAAATAATTCTTTCATGATTTCTTTCTCCTTTTTATAATCCAGCTTGTTTGAGTACGAATCCGATTACTGCCCCGATTAATGCAGTCAGGACATACATAGAAATGCTTCTCCACTTCTCTCCGTCTCGGTTTTCTAGCTCTTCAAGCCGTTTATTCTGTTCTGTTTGGTTAACAAGCATATGTTCCATGTTGATCGCGAGCTTTTGAACGGACAATGTGAGATCATTGATCTGTCGCACTGTCAGTTCTAACGCTTCAATTCTTTTGTTTTGTCGGGTTTGCTCATGATCAACATCACTCGCAAATGCATTATGTTCATTTCTACTTATGTATTCGTCATCTGCCATATTCTTCCTTTCTAATATCATTGCTGCATTAAATTGTTGCATAAAAATAAGACCTCTGTGGGTCCTGCTCTGATTTCCATATTCAGCTCCTTTATGAACATCTTGGATCTTCTAATCGTTTCCTGAGAGTTCCGTATACAGTTCCATCTGGCCCTGTTCTTGCATCAACGATTTCTACATTTGATGGAGATGAAGAACTAAAGTTTTTGATTAATTGTTCATATTGGTTTTCAAGATTAGTCTGTCTCTTGTCGCAATCATCCGCAATTTCATTACTTCGTTTAACGCCGTCATGAATTGCCTGCCGTACATCCTTTCCCAGAACTGCTTTTAATATATCATTTAAAACTTTTGTTATATCAATCATATTTTTTCCTTTCCGCAACAACACAGCTAAATTCTGATTATGATACAATCATAGTAGGAACTTCTGTTACAACAACAAGCCAAGTAATTAATCATTATAATAACCGAAAACTAAGTGATTACAAATTTATCGTATTTGCGTTCGGTGCTAGTGATGATGATATTCGTAGCATTGTAACTGTTCCAAGAACCATTTTCGAAAAAATAGGAAAATCCTATAATTTCGTGGCTCATGGTTCGGATGACAGCACGATATCTATAGTGTCTTTTACATATGCAAGCGATACATCTATGGCTGTAAAATTGTCTGCTGATCACGGAGTTAAATATATCAGAGTTTTTGGACTTAAATGATAATTATTATTTAAGTAAAAGACATCCATTTATATTTATCCAGGAATCTTTTGGAATTGTACATCCGTTAGGAACTACAATTCTTAATCCATACTCATTGTGGTAAACACAACTAACATCTCGTGGATCGGTTCCGTCTACAAATATATTGCATGGACACCAACCAGTAATTTCTGTTACTGGTTTGTCCACGAAATTGCATAAATTATACCAATTTGCTGGCATTGCTAAAGAATTTTTTATTCGTGCCCAAAAAACGAATATTTTTCCGATTTTATTTCCACTGGAAGAAAATGTTTCTGGATAGAAATAACTTCCTTGATAACTTGCTCCGCATTGTTTTGATCCTGCTATCTCAGAATTTAGCTGCGTAATTTCTGTGTGTGCATCAGCAATCCCTTGTTCCATATGATTAAAATTTTCCGCACTAAGCGGTGTGCTTCCTTTTACCCATGTTTTCTTTGTGTATGCCATTTTTATCTCCTTCCATTTAACAGCAATAAATCTGATCTTCGCTGTTACTGCAGCAATAAATCATCTGCCCTTTTACTAATTCCGCTGTTACATATTTTGTTGTTCCATCTGCTTTTGTGACAGTTAATGTTGTACCACTAGCGGATATGTTTACGATTGCTTTATTCATATCTATCTGCTTTGCTGCGTAAGATTTAATCTTACTCCAAAGTTTTAACAATCCTGTTTCATCTAAGTAATTTGCCATATCAAGCACCTGCCTTTATGTAAGATTTGTATCCATCCAGGTATTTGCGATCGTTGATATACTAAAAATTTCGCCTAATGGATCCCATGCACTGCCATTCCATGCTACATTCATACCAGCACCGCCGTATGTACTAGCAGTTTCGATGTTATAAACATCGCCAACACGTTGTCCTGTTGTCGGCAATTTGTCTGCAGATGCGGCAGAACCGCAATACTTGTACATGTTTGTGATTTCTGATTTTGTAGCATATGTACTCTGGATAGATGAATACGTTGGATATGCATCTAGTTTCTTCTTATCTATCGTGCTCATAAGTCCGTGTGTTGACTGAGTAGCATCTGCATAAGTTGTATTATTATCAGAGCCCCAAACAGCTGTACCATCTGCTCCCCATCTTAGAATCTGTCCAGAACTTCCACCACTTGGAATATGCTTGTTACCAGAAGATGTAGGATGGACATATTTATTTGCACCATCCACGATCCCTGCAAGTTTTGTTTTCTCTGCTGTCGTGTAGTCATTCGTAGATAAACCTTTTCCATTGACTTTATCAACTTTGTTTTTGACTGCATCCGTAATCTTTGCTTTAATCTTCTGCCACAGATATAATACCCCATCAGAATCTAAATAATTTTTATCTGCCATTTTTTCTCCTATTTTAATTTAATAATCCTTCTAGTGTTTCGTTTGTGATAGGTTCCATATCGTTCCCTGATATGTTGTACATTTCTGTACGAACTTCATTTATTTTTGTTTCTAAATTTTGTGACGATTGCACTTGTTTGTCTGTCAATGTACTGATTGTTCTTCCTAGTGTAATCTTATTGTTTGCTGGGTTCTCTAAATCCAATTCATATTTACTTACAAGATAATAAGTGTCTGGATTTCCAAACGTACTCATGATTCCATGCTGTGTAGATATGCAAGG